CCGGGTGTACTCGGTTAAAGTACAAGTGGGGTGTTGTTTACACACTCCACTACCGGTGTCGCGCGGTGAAACGTGACGATGGATTGATTAGGTCTAGTACATGGTTATATAATAATTGTGGAAAAACGTGATTAGTCCAAAGAAGGAAACATCAAAAAAGGAAAAAGATTACAAACACATTGAAGCCATTTTACTGGCAAGTGCAATTGATTTCTGGTTCTTATTTAAGAAATTAGCTCCTTGGCCAATAAACTTTACAACTTTGTCAATAGAAGATGCTTTAGTCATAGCTTGTTCAACACCAACAGAAGAGCCTATAGTGGCCTTTCGTACGATAGATGGAACAAGAGCTGTATTAAGACTCGAAGCTATTTGAGGTGAACCCTCTAAATGATAAATACTCTCCACTTGGAAAGCACTAGTCGTTGAGAGAGGTAAACCTTCAAAGTAAATAACAATAGCAGCACCCCCATTGGAACGAGTGAGATCTTTATACCCTACAGTACCAACAAGGCCTGTAAGAGTAATTAAAGAAAGATCATCACCCATAACTTGGGTACCACTGGCAGAACCAGCTCCTAATGTAGTTTTGAAACTCCAAAAGGATGAATTTGTATACATTCCAGATAATTCTAGGTCTCCATGTAGTAAGTCACCAACGGTGAACTCCACTGCAGTAGGCAACTCGAGAATGGCAGAACTGCCTAGTACAGAAGCAGGAGAACCACAGATGGGAGTGTAAACACTACCAATAATGGCACCACTGGCTCCTGTAACTATATCATTAAGAGTAGGAACAGTATCACCGACAGGAACATAAGCAATGATAATGCGACCGGTAGCAGATAACTCAGGTTGAAGATTTGAAATCTTTAAACCCCAAGAAACTACTCGATAGTCACCAAAAACAGTGTTAATGTTCGCGGAAGGGATGGCACCATAAGCAGCACAACCAGGGGTTGTAGTACTGTACGCAGCAAGCTGAGTAAATGGTGTTGTCTGAACCGACTTGTTCGTGGAAGTATTAAAAGTGTTAGCCGAAGTCAAATCAATCAAACTAAGAACGGGATTAGGTAGAAACATACAAGCACCAGAGGATTGGCCTGTACTTGCACCTAAAACGGTAGTTTGATGGACATGATAGACTTGTGTAGGAAAAGGAAAAGGATCCGGAACCTGACAACCTAAACTCTCGGGATCAAAAGGATCACAGAGAGCATTATAAAAGGCTGTATTACCAGGATGAGGAGCTTGTTTAATTTTCTTCACAACACTTTTCTTTGAAAATTCATTGTTCTTCGATTGTAATTGACTTTGTAATTTTGCAATCTTAGATTGATAAGCAGAGTTTAACTTAGCTTGGGAATTCGCGTTCGCCTGTTTTGACATATATAAAGGTTAAAGGTGGCCTACACAGGAGCGAGATTACTCTCAAACTCCAATGGTAGGTCACCTGTGACTGGGTCCCACAGACCCGACATAGAGAGCTCACGCTCAATCTGTGTCTTTACATCGTCTAAACATTTAGAAACAGTTAATGAAATCAAATTCTCAGTAAAACTGACTTGATCAGATTCTACGGCTTTAACAATATAGTAAGGATAATTCCCAGTTAAAGCGGCCTCGAGGCCGAACCAACATTCCTGACCATGGTACTGTCTAGCACCGGAAGCACGAAACTCTTTGATATCACTCGTTGAAATTGAGCGAAAATCGAGATTCGGAACCATATGGCCCAAATCCAACTGATGAATCATCAGATGGGAAGGTGTAGGAATGAGGTTAGGTAGAATAAAACCTTCAGGAACGATGTCACCGACTTTAACAGTCATATAGACACCTTCTCCGAGGTACGGATCATAGGCAACTGGTGCATTTTCATCGATCAAACGTGCCTGTGAAATAGACAACCCAACAGTGGGTGTCAAATAAGCAGAAGTAAGTTTGTTATGAAAAAATGTAGCCAGCTGGCGTTGGAAAAAGGTAATCTTCACGTCGACATCGACAGAAGGCCTGATAAATCCAAGCCCGCCAAGTAATTTGGGGAGGAATAAGTTGTAGTTTCCATTTTTTGAAACTTGCGCAATACTTCCTTTATGATAGTATAGAAAACGCTTATGTGTATCTAACTTGTTGTAGGAGCCCCTTAGAACCTTATTGTAAAGGTCCCAAACAGGTAACTTCTCTCCGACAACACCACTCTTTGATTGGCCGATAAGTAGGCCGACATTCAAGTAGGTGGTTTCATGGATAGTATTGGACTCTTTGTGATATGTGAAACATTGAGAATTTATAGTAAAAACATCCCGATGGACATAATTCTTACCAATCGATAATTGAAAACCAGCAATGGTAATATACTTTAGCCAAATCTGGTAAAAAACTGGATTTGATCGAAAGTAAATATCATCACCATTCACCAAACAAGGGAGGTCAAACACATTAACGTGTAAGACCTTTAAATGTTTAGGACGATTGAGATTTATATATTCATCGAGTGCACATTTATAACACATCAGATTGGCCAAACATAAAATTGGAAAAGATAGGATTGAACCCATCAATTGACCATTTGCTTGGTTAACAGTAAACTGTTCTCCTTCTGGTGTAGTGTCTAAATGTCCAACTTCTGAACGACGTAAGTAAGCTGTAGATGACTTAGGATAATGTAATTTCTGTTCATAAAGAACAGAACGATATACATCCATATCACACTCTGGTATATTAAGTGCTTTCATAAGAGTCTCAAAGGTCAATTTTGTTAGACCAATGTTCAACTTATCAGTAGCAGCTTTATAATCTCCAGAAACATGGTCCTGAAATACCAACTTTATACCTAACTTAGTTTCAACTATCTTCTCTAGCTCCCAGACTTTAAAAAAGTCTTGGGATTCAAGAGGACGAGTGGTTAAAACCATGGAAGGAAAACGGTTGATGTAACGCTTCATGGACTTCTGTAATGATTTAGCCAAATAAGCAGGAATTGCTTCACCTTTAGTAATCACTCTAACCTTCAGAGGTTCAGAGAGTGGGATCACACCGGTGTTAGCGATCGGAACGGTAGCTGTTAACAAATCATAGTCAGGAATCATATCCCGGAACAAATGAAAAGGTTCTAACATAGCCTTCATACCATAGCGATCACTACAGACTTTAAGCAACTCCTTAACTTTAGGAGGTTCATAATATGTATTTTTAACTATCTTCCCTAAGAGATAAATGTCTTCTGACTCAACAAGAGGCAAATGACAAGTTTCAACTAACTCTTGGTAGGCACCCCCCAATGTTCTGGATCTTTCGAAACAAGAATTGTGGGAAGGCTCATAAGCGATATTTTCAAACACCTGATGTGTATTACGCAAAATTGCGGAAGCACATCCTTGAAAGGTATCTGTAATCACATCAGTAGTAATCACAACTTCGTTATAAGAAGAAGGATCCATAATGTAGCGACCACAAGAAGACATCACGACCTCCTCAATTGGACGGCCAGAATATGAGTCTATCCGCTCAGTTCTATGAACATGAGTGGGAGGTGTTGTCATAGCTTTGACATGTGAAACTAGTTCGGTTCTTAAGAAGGAATCAGGGACTGTTGCACAGCCACGCTTAATACCTTGTAAAAAACCAAACCCAACACGAAGAGCTTGACAAGAGAGAGATTGAAAATTCTTTCGATTTAAAATGTTTTTCAGAACACGTTTCACGGATCCCGTCCAGAGGAGAAAATGACCAGGAAAACCATCAGGTTTAGCAGGTAAAGACTCATCTAGGATCGAGGCCATGGGGCACGCGGTATGATATTTAACAAATTTAATGAAAGAATCCCTTGGGAATAAACAAGTTTTCATAAATAACTTAGATTGTTCTTGGAATGAAAAACGGGAATGGAAGTCAGGGATCACATCTGTTAAAACAGAGATCTCAGATGACACAAAATTTAAAATTTCCCACATGAAACGATCCTCACATAGTATGAAAGTGAGATCAGGAGCAACATCAGACATAAATTTATCGATCTTTTTAGAATCGGATTCAAGTACACCTAGTGCTAACTCCTTTTTTTCGAGATCTTCACCCATGAGAGCTCTTTTTAGGGAGTATTCAAGGGTGCGTTGGAGGAAACGTTTCACTCCAGCATAATCAGCGGTCAATTGTATATTTTGTATTATCATCAACTTCGACGCCTTCAAAAGCAACTTAGAAATGATTTTATTTTTTGTTACCATAATTAATTTTGTGGATAACCATGTACTCTGGCCCGGAAAAGTTAGATCAGGGATATAAGACTCTAAAGCCTTCTTATCC